GTCGCCGCCCTACGTGACGTAGACGGCAAGTGCCATGGCTATCACATGACCTATCTGAGCGAGCGCGGCGAGAAAGCCGCCATTGACGCCCCGCGCCTGTACTCGCCTGGCCAGACCGGCGAATGCGTGATCCGCCTGACCGCCGTCGAGAGCCATATCGGCCTGGCTGAAGGTATCGAAACCGCCCTCAGTGTTACCGAGCTGTTTGGCATTCCCTGCTGGGCTACAGGGGATGCGGGCCGCATGGAGCGCTTCAAGGTTCCGGCAGGCGTCGAGCGCGTGACTGTATTCGCTGATGTTGACCAGAACTACACCGGAGAGGCCGCCGCCTTTGCGCTGGCAAAGCG